TCCTATAGCTAAAAGCATAATAACAAAAATACTCATCAAAAGACCTGCATACACACCTATATTCTGTTTAAGATGTCTCTTATTGGGCGCAAAACCTTGTTTATTTATAAACCATCCATCAAAAGGAACAACAAATTGTATAAAAAGAGCAAGTAAGAAAAAAATAAGAAAACCATATAAAACGATATCTGTTGCTGTGGACCACCGTTTAAGAAAAGGGATGGGGTGTGTGATGAAAATCCCAAAGAATATTAGATAACAAAAGAAAAATTGTAAAAGCATCGATTGAAATGGATAAGGATTCAAAAAACGAAATATAGGTATGAAAAATTTCTCTATATATCCAAATATATCATAAATGCCATTCTTTATTAGTTCTAGAAAATTTGTTGCCCCATTAAATCTTATGTACAAAATAGATGGAAAAAGAATAAAAAATACTATAAAATAGATAGTGGTCAGCATTCCACTAAAAGGATCAAATGTTGAAGGATCAAATTGTGTCCAATCGATCATATTAATCTCTCTATAGATAATTTATTTCATATTTTCGAGCATTGTTTTTTTACCATGACAATTACAACAAAGAGCTTCTAAATTATCCACATGATTTGACCCCCCATCTGCTAGTCTTATAATATGATCTACCTGAAAACTTGCAGCTAGTTGTTGGGCGCAATGAGCACATTTCCAACTTTGTTGTGAAGCAATGTATTTTTTTTTTGTTTCCCCCACCGAACGCGAATTAGGTTGTAGACCTGACCTTATCATCCGTTTGGTTTGTGGTGGCGTCGCTGTTGCAGCCATTTTCTGCTGCATAGAGGTTAAATCAAAAAAGGGAGAAACCATATCTGCTGTATTACGATCGATGGGCATATATCGTATAATATCATTAGCATGACTTAATAAGCTCTTTGATTGATCAGGATTTTTTTTAATAAATAAATAAATAGAAAGACCAATAAACCCAAACATAGCCATCTTGAAATATTTATGACCTAGTTTCAACATTTTCGTATATTTTCCATCATAATAGGTATTAAGTATTAAAAAACCAGTTATACCGAAGATTAATAATCCTAATTTCATATAAACTATATTGTTTATTTATTTTTTATAACAATAGAAAACGATAAGTACTAAAGCTCCAATAATACTTATTTCTATATAACGCTTTCTCAACATATTTTTCTTTTTATCTGTAATATCTTTGGGTTCATACATTTTATTGTAGGAATCGAGAAAATCATATAAACTTAACTCTTTCTTACCTAAATAACTATTAATTTTGTTATGCATAAAATGCACCCATTTCATAAATGATAATCTAGAACTTAAATAGGGTTGAATTGGATATTCATCTAATAAAGCTGCAAAATGATTGCCAATCTCATGATGAGGGAGAAACAAAGGCAAATTCGTAACGAGTTCATAGTATTTTTTTTTTGTCACAGTATTCGGATGAAGCGGATAGGTCATAGAAATAGTATGCAAAGTAAACCAGAAAGGCGGTCCCCAAACATCTGGGTTCATTATATAGCAAAGAACATAAAAACAATTTGATTTTAACATAAAATATGCCCAAATATTCTTTTTGTAATAATTGTGGAAAGCAGGGACATCTTTATCATCAATGCAAGCGCCCAATTACAAGTATCGGTATTATTGCATTTCGTCAACATAATAATAAAAGAGAATTTTTGATGATATGTAGAAAAAATAGTCTCGGATTTGTAGACTTTATGCGAGGAAAATATAAGATACATTGCCCTCTTCATCTAAATAATTTGATCAATGAAATGTCAAATAAAGAAAAAGAAAGTTTATTATCAAGTGAGTTTAATGTCTTATGGAAATATTTATGGGGGGATTATGTTGGGATGCAATATCGTAGCGAAGAATCTGTTTCTAAAGATAAATTTTCAACAATAACGAATGGCATGCAATTAAAAAATGGAGATATATATAATCTTGAACAATTAGTTACAACCAGTGACACCAATTGGATAACACCAGAATGGGAATTTCCAAAAGGGCGACGTAATTATCAAGAAAATGATTTATCATGCGCATTAAGAGAATTTGAAGAAGAAACTGGATATAGTAAAAATAATATCAATATTGTGCAAAATATCATCCCTTTTGAAGAAATATATACAGGATCCAATTATAAATCATACAAACATAAATATTTCATAGGTATGATTGATCCGAAGGTAAAACCTATACATGATTTTCAGAAAAGTGAAGTAAGTCAAGTTAAATGGTTAAGTTTAGATGAATGTTTATCTTTTATTCGCCCTTATCATTTAGAAAAGAAAGATATGATTAAAAAAATAAATAAAACGTTAGAAAAATATAGATTAATCTCATAGTATAGTAGTATATGTCCGATGATAATGACATTAAAGATAAATATGATTTTTTATATCCATTAATAGGTGATCCTAATTTTAATATTAAAATTAGCGAAGAAAGACAATTTTGGGATACACGTTACCCAATCGAACCAGAGTATAATATAAAAAAACAGAGTACATTTCTTTGTAATGAAAAAGAATTTGAATTGCTCCCACATCAAATGTTTGTCCGTAATTATCTATCTTCACAAACACCTTATAATAGTTTATTGTTATATCATGGATTAGGAACCGGCAAAACCTGTTCTGCTATCTCAGTGTGTGAAATGCATAGAAAATATCAAAAACAAACAAATAATAAAAAAAAAATATGGATTGTTGCTTCTCCAAATGTAAAAGAAAATTTTAAATTACAATTATTCGATACTCGCAAACTTAAAAAAATAAATGGTGTGTGGAATTTACGGGCATGCACAGGAAATACTTATTTAAGCGAAATAAATCCAATGAATATGAAAGATTTATCAAAAGATCTTATCATTCGCGAAGTTAATAAAATTATTAAATCATCCTATAATTTTATTGGATACACAGAATTTTCCAATTTAATCGAGAGAATACTAAAACTCACAAAAGGAGATGCAAAACAAGCTAAATTATTAAAACAACGATTTTCTGATAGCTTAATTGTTATTGATGAAGTTCATAATATTCGCCATTCAGCAGATAATCCACAAAAGAAAGTTGCTATTCATTTATTAAAAGTGGTAAAAAATACAATTAATTTAAAATTGCTTTTCTTATCAGCCACACCTATGTATAATAATCGCGATGAAATCATCTGGCTATTAAATATCATGAATATCAATGATAAACGCTCTCCTGTAGAAAAATCACAAATATTTAATGGAGATGGATCGTTTAATAGAGAAACACTGATTATCAAATCAATAGGATATATTTCTTATCTACGAGGAGAAAATCCATATACATTTCCTTATAGAATATGGCCCAAGACGTTTAATAAAACATTTTCTCTAAGTGCGATTCAAGAAAAAGTTAAAAAGAGAGTAAAGGGGAGGGGACGCTTTTATCCCATCCGTCAAATAAATAATATTGAAATAATGGATCCCATTGAACATCTCGATCTCTTCATGATTAAACTCGAACCATATCAAGCAGAGGGCTACAAGGCAGTTACTGCACGTATCAAAAGTAAATTACCTGCTGTGCAATCAGTTAAAGCAGGATTGGGATATGAAGCTATAGGAGAGGCAATCCAAGCCCTCAATATAGTATATCCATATACATTGCCAATAAAGGATGTGTCTCAATTATTTGGTAAATCAGGATTGACGAAAACGATGAAATTTAATAAAAAAAGACAAAAATTTAATTATAAACGGAATATTAAACAAACATTTGGGCATATTTTTTCCCAGAATGAGATTCATAAATATAGTGCAAAAATAGCAAGTTTTACAGCCACCATTAAACATTCTGAAGGAATTATTCTTATTTATTCACGATATCTTGATTCTGGGTGTGTTCCTATTGCACTTGCTTTGGAAGAAATGGGCATTACAAGATATGGACGAGAATCTTTATTCGAAACAGCGCCCCATGTGCCCGTATCTTATGATACCCTTGAAGTGCCCAATAAAAAAAATGCCTTTATACCTGCCAAATATGCAATGATCACAGGAGATAGTAATTTGTCTCCTAATAAAAATAAATTAGAAATGAAAGCCATTACCGATGAAAAAAATATTAATGGAGAAATAGTTAAAATAGTTATTATTACAAAAGCAGGCGCAGAAGGGCTTGATTTTAAAAATATAAGGCAGGTGCATATTCTAGAACCTTGGTATAATCTAAACCGATCGGAACAAGTAATAGGGCGCGCGGTACGAAATTGCAGTCATAAAGAACTCTCCTATGAACGACGAAATGTAGAAATATATTTATATGGAACCATGCTTGATAAATTTAATAAAGAAGAATGTGCCGATTTATATATATATAGGAAAGCAGAAATAAAAGCACAGGAAATTGGGGAAATAAGTAGAGTATTAAAAAAAACAGCTGTCGATTGTATTTTAAACACTCATTATAATAATCTTTCTATTGATAAAGAAGAAAAGATAAAATTATCCTCCAAAAAGCGGACGATTAAGTTTAATATCCGCAATAAACCTTATTCATCGCTCTGTGATTATATGCAAGAATGTCAATATGAATGTGAGCCATTTAAAAAAATAGCAGAAGCAAATATTAATGATGATACCTATAATGAAGCATTTATCATAATGAATCTTGATAAAATTATTCATCGTATCAAAATGCTCATGAAAGAACAATTTATCTATAAAAAATCTAATTTAGTATATCACCTTCGTGCCATTAAACATTACCCCCTTATGCAAATTAATTCTGCATTATCACAATTAGTAAATGACAAAAATCAATATATAATGGATATGTTCGGTAGGGTGGGGCATTTGGTAAATATTGGACCCTACTATATGTTTCAACCCATCGAAATTGATGATGAACAAATTGATAGATACGAAAGAAGTCGCCCCCTTTCCTATAAGCGTGATAAACTAATTATAAAAATACCACAGGAAGCAATACCCCAACAACAAACTATCAATATTATTGACCAAACACAATATATATATACATGTGCCATCGAAGATAATAAATGTGAAGATCTATGGGCATCTAATATGTATTCTATTTTGCAAATACTTTCAGCCGCTCCCTTCAATATTAGTATAGAAATTTTAAAACATTTTATCTGTACACATCTTTTTGATAGTTTATATTTTAAAGATAAATTAACAATGCTTAATTATTTATGGAATGAAAATAATTTGACACCATTCTATCGTTTAATGAAAGAAATGATTAAGAAAAATTTTATTATAAAGGGTGCGATACATAATATTGTTCCGTTTGTTAAAAATAATCTTATTACCCAAAAAAATAAAAAAGATATCTATATTTTAAAAAAAAAAACATGGCAAGTCCCCACGATAAATGATTTAGTTAAAGGACAATATCAAAATAAAATTAAAGAACGATATGAAAAGGAGAACTTAA